TTGCAACAAAGCCGCCATGGCCGGTGGTATTTGTGGGCTTCGTGTATATCCAACAGGAGGAGCGGCGGTCTCGTTGCCGTTCATGTCCTTAATTGGATTGATGAGCAGATATGGGTAAGACTTAATGTTGTCTTCTTGCCACATCACCGTATGACCAGCCACCTGTTCAGGTGTGAGAATGGGCTTTTCTACTGAGCTGGCTGCGCTAATCTCGGCCAGTTTTGATAGCTGCATATTTTTGATACGTTGCGCATCCTTGGCTAAACGCACATGACCCATGCAGCGCTCAACGTTATCAATAAACCATCTTTTGCCATAGACCGGAATAATCGGGATGTTTTTACCTGCAATATAGCCGAAGTCTTCCAATACTTTACCGCCACTTAGCAGGTACTTTCTTACCTTTTTGGTTTTGAATCGCTTGCGCCTTACTTCAATTGAGCCAACTGCTTCAAGATTAGACAATAGCTGTTCGTCGGCGTCAAAGTCTGACTGTGTGTAGCGCTCTTCCTCGCCGATTGCATTTCGATAGAAGATAGCGACTTCCGACTTTTCCTCGACGCGGTAATACTCGGCGACATACACTACGTCCGGGGTTTCCCAGTCAAATTCAAGCTGTGTAATATCTTTTGCCCATGTTGCCGGGTCGTCTCCCCACGTGTTTTTATAGGCTTCGCGCTCAATTGCTGTAATAACAAAACAATGCTTTGCGTCGCTCTTGTCTTGTCTTTTTGCTTCCAAGTCAAAGAATACAGACGAATCTGCATCAAATATCGGTTCTATTCTAATGCGCTGACTGTCATCGTCTGGGTCTTCTTCATTTTCGTATTCTGTTCGTATCCGCCATGCACCAAAACCACCAGATACAGCCTCTTCGAATGCGTTATCGTAGGCCTCATCAGCTGTACTATCTTGCTCATCAGCGCGATACAGTCCATCAAGCATATCGGCTGTTTTCTTTTCTGTGTCGCCGTCTTTGCTGATAAAGTCAACCGTTATTCGATTGTTTCGGTATTCATTAATGATACGAATCACCGACAAGTGGATTTTATTGACCTCAAATTTTGGTTTGTTAGCGTAAACCTCAGCCAGATTTCCTTCCCATTGCGCACCAGCAATAGAATAGAATCGACGGTCTTGCAAGCATTGTAAGCGCTCGCTTCTTAGTGCTGATTGAATGGTGCTGAATTCAGTAAGCGCCTGAGCGTGTATTTCAGTCAGTCGCTGTTCGGTGGATTTACGTGCCATGCTTGCCCCTGTTTGCCGGATTTTCTACCATTTAGAGATAATTGGCAAGGGAATAACTGTTTGCGGTTTAACCGTTTGCGCTCGTCTTGCCCCTTCGCAAGCATACCTTAGAGAATCAATGACGTGGTTTTTCTTGTCCTCTAGTATGGGCAAGATTTTACCAGTCATCGGGTCAGTCTTATATGAGTACATTGTCAGCTCATCAATAGTATGAGTGCAACGCGGATGAACAATAATATCGTAAGACTTGAGCCACTCTATCCCTTCTTCGACTGACTTTGCGCCTTTTACGGCAGGCATAATCTTAGGAAATCCGTTTTTCCTCATGTGCGCAATTGTTTCAGGGCGTGAAGAATCGGCGGTAATCGGCCATTTTTCGGATTCTGGCACTGTCATAAATAGGTCAGGCGTATTAACAATCTCACAGCCGACCATATACGCCTCATAGTCAATGTATAGCTTGCGTCCAATAATATGGCAGCGCACAAGTACAGTCGGGTCTACAGCATAGCCCCAATCAGCGCCCAGCCTGTGAATTGCATCGGCTGGCGCGTCAAATTCCTCAACCATCCAATTCTTAAACACACGAGTAGAACTATTCTTGACGTACTGACCACGCCAAACGTGCGCGTATTTGTCCGGGTCTCTGTCTCTGTCATACTCCATTTCATCTCGTAATACATCCGGGAACCATGGATTGTCGTCAAAGTTGACCTCGACAATAACCGAGCCTGGCGGTACTTTGTCGCCTCTTAGCAACACATCTACCGGGTCAGTGGCTTCGCTAGGGTTCCAAGTAAACCACAGTTCAGAGCCTGGCTTTCTGATTGTCGGTCTTAGTAAATCTAGGCTTCGCTGGCTTAGACTTTGAGCTTCTTCCACCCATGCCCTGTCGTATCCTTCCAGAGATTTGATTGAATCAGCCGTGTGATTCTGCATCCCCTGAAAGATTATCAAGCCATCACCTTTTTTAGCTTTGATGACAGATTCTTGTATTTCAAAATAAGCGCCTGCATTCATCGACTCAATCTTGAGTTCTAATAGGCGTTTGACGGATTGGTTTAATGATTTTTGGATTTCACGGACACATACGCTTCTACTGTTTTGGTCTAGGATGTGTTCCTCAATCATCATTTCAGCGAATGCGTGAGACTTTCCCGAACCGCGTCCACCGTGCGCTCCCTTATATCGAGCAGGCTGTAATAATGGAGCCGCCCATTTGGGAGTTTCAATCTTTAGCGTTGTCAATGATTACACGCTCGATTTTCATGATCGCCTGCAATGGGTTGTCTGAATTACCCACATGCTCAGTTCGTGCCAACTTAGGCGCGGCAAACTCAGCCAGCTTTGCGAGTAAATCTAAGGCTTTGCCGGGGTCTGGCTTGATTTCTCTTTCTAAATCACCCTCTGCCACTATTGTTAGCCACTTGGCAACATTATCTGCGTTGCCCTCCAACAGCTTGTTGATGGTTTCCCTGAATTCGCGTGTGGCTTTGTTCGGTGTCCCGGCAGTTCTTCCTCCGGTCTTCGGTGTTCCTTTAGGCCGACCAAAGCCGGATTTCGGCTTAGTAGTCATAATCTATCCATTTTTTACTATAGATAGGTTTATTCTACACAATTATGCGGTTTTTGCAACACTTAACCATTCCACTTTATCGGGTCGCCATCAATGTCAACAACATAAACAGGCAGCGCCATTGTTTCCGCGTCTGCTTTTATTCGCTCTTTCCATACTCCTGGAATTTGTGCGTACTTTTCCCCCGTTATTGTCCGGCATGGGGCGAGTTTAGGATAGCTTTCTTTTGCAAGTAGCCTATCCAGTTCTTTAGTCTCACTCTGTTTGAAAAGTTTGTAAACTACTCCCAGCGGCCATTCTGGGTCGTCTGTTTTGTTCCAGCGTATTTGTAAATGCGCCCCTAGCTCTTTTAATGATAATTCAACCAATTCGGCATATTTTTTTTTGTTGTTTTCAGCCCATTGCAATATAGCCTCAGTCTGCTCTGGTGTTGTCGCTAATACCGCATCACTGCCCTTATGCAGCATAATCCAGCCCCCTTTATATTTCTCTACAGCAAAGTTGTAGTCAGGTAAATAGTATTTCATGCTAGGCGCGCTACTTCATATAGTTCGTCATGTACCACGACTGGGTGCTGCACTGACTCACAACGTCAGCCACATCGTCGTCCGATTGGCGCGGCATCTTGGCGGCCAGCTCCATGCACTTTACAAACAGCGCCTCACGCGCAGCGCCTCTACGTGCGTCTTGTGCCAACTTGGCCGCAGAAGCCTCCTCGGTCGGCGTAAATGCGCCGTTTGTGCAGCCGGTTAGCGTGGCAGCCAGCGCCGCGATCAGTAGTGCTCTTATCGTCAAAATCATTGTGCGCTCCTAATTTTTATATATCAAAATATAAGGCTGTATAAGGTGGGGCTTATTACCCCGGATGTCCGTAGCCCTATTCGTCAATAGGGTTCACTGGTAAATCCCAGCCATACGCTTTGCAGGCTACTTTCGTAGCTCCTGTGCCGGACTGTTCACTAACATTGAAGCAGGCAGGGTTTGACCTGCTATCTCAGTCCCTACTCATCGCGTCTGAGGCCACGAACATTCGGGTTTTGTGCGTGTCCATTAAGTGCCTACGCACTCCACGCCGCCGCTTCAATGTTAGTCCCCGTACTTTCCGGGGTGTCATCTAGGTGCTGCATTTAGAACTGCCTAGCCAATTCGAGCAAACGAAAGCAGCGTCCGTTTTGTTAGTGGCGGTGCTGTCTCCCCGCTTGTGGTTTTGTCCTTTCGGCTTGTCCACCAGAACACCACGGCTTTTCACCGTTGATCTTGCGTATCAGCCTACGCATTCACTAACAAGTCTAGGGTCTGCTCGCATAAAGCAGCGACGCACAAGAAAGGACCAAACCAAAACAACGGCGCTAACCCGTTGCCAGACCCTAGACTTTTTAGTCCCCGTGCTTTCCGGGGTCAGTGCTTATTTTCCCTCATTTTCTCTATCTTATCCAACATTTCCCGCTTTTCAATTAGCGCTTTTGCTTTCTTTTCTGCCTCCGCTTTACTCATTCCCGCGTCGTATTGAAGTATTGCTGCGCGTTCTTCAAATGCTTCTCGGTCATTCATTTTGTTTCTTTTAGTATGACTGCGGCTGCACGGCAAATTTTGTTCCAATCACCTCCAAGTACGTCAATACCCCACTGCTCTGGTTGCGCTAGTCGCTCACGTAGTGCTTCAATTGAAGGAACTTGCATAAAAAGATCAGGCTCACCGCCTTTGATGTATGCGACCAGCGCTTCAAGATCGTTTAGCGCTTGCTGTATTAGTTCTCGGTCAGTTTTGTCAGTCATTTTTGCCCTCCTGTGTACTCGTAAAAATACCGATCTGTTAATTCTTCCTGCATTCTTTTGCGATTATTGCCTTCCGGCCAAGATAGCGCAGCTTCTTTTTTGGCTCTTTTTTTTGCTTTTAGATGTAATTCTTCCAAGTCAAGAGCTATGCGTCGTGGTTGCGTGTCTGGCGCTAGTGCGGCCTCGATTTCTTGCTGCACGTCAGTAAAATCC